GTGGATCAGTGATCTTGACCGTTCCGGAAATGGTGGTGATATTGCGTGGATCAGTGATCTTGCCATAGGCCTCGCCCTTCATGAATGTCTTCAACATCGACTTAAACGTCGTAGGTTCAGTAGTGAACCATGACTCAGCCAAAGACAGAATTCGTCTTTGCGTAGGACGTTTCTGTTTATCAAAGACATGATCAAAATCGGTTGGTGTAAGGGTCTGTGGAGATACACCTGCTGTCTTAAGCAGGCTATCAATGAAATGGTCTAAGGCAGATTCGTCTGCGACTGTTCCATTCGCAAAATTACGTATGTTAGTGATTCGCCCTTCAATACACTGAGCGTCCGAGTTCACGCCGCGTGTTGGCCCAACAGCCTGTAAGAAAGGAGCTTTCGCTCCTGGTGGTAACAAGCTACGGACCACACAAGGTTCGTCTTCAATGACTTGTCCCCTATACGGTGTGTAGGAGACATTGTTCGGAGGAGGTAACATCGCATGCATCTCCCCTAAGGGTATTTCGAACAAGGTGGGACAATCAATAAAAGCATCAATTAAGAGCGTGGCCATTGTTGTAAATGACATACGATTGTTTGCCCACCATGCAAGAAATGGAAACATGCGACTTTCCGCTCGGAGGTAAGACTCGACAGACGCGACTGGTGCCTCTTTTGCACGCTTAAATTTACTCCATGCTGTCGTGAGGACTGATCGTGGTATCATTGCACAACGATAGACGTTGCAATGTCCAAACGATACATATTCCGTAACTCCAGCATCAATGAGTGTGTCTTTGTCTGTTAAGTCCCTTTCCAATCGGATTCTTGCCATCTCCTCGGTTTCGTAGTCCTGTTTGAGGAACCTTGTGCTTATCCAATGTTGTGACTCGCCTTTCTTCACAACACGGCGGCGCTTCATCTTCGACCCAGGTGCGAACCACCCAGCGGGACCGTAAATTATCCGCGCTGGAAACATTCCGATCAATCGACGTGAAGCGTCCTCTGGATGCATTATTTGTTCGACTGTATAACATATGGTCTTGATTGGTATACCACATATTTTCTCGTGGTACACGATTGAGTCGAACTCATAATTCCACAGAGGATGGCTGTAACTTGCTCCACTTGTCATGTTCAGTTGGTAATTTCCCGACTCGTTGAAGGTATAGGCTCCATTAGGAACAGGTCCTGACGCTGCTAGGGGGACAGTTGTCCAAATCAACAAGGGTCGTCCATAAGATAGCCAATATTCGATGTCCAAATAATAATCAACATCAGCTAATTTGATGACTTCTAACCCCGTTGGTGGTCGAAAATCTGCCCATTCATAGCATGCGTCTTTCTCTGTATACAGAAGCCTGAAGCCGGATAACTCGTTTCTTAGGTCAGTTTCAGAAGCACAAACAGAATAGGGCTCATACCCCTGGTCTCGGATAAAACGGTTGATTAATCGTGATGCATTATTTCGTATGGCGGCCGACTGGGGATGGGAGTGAGACTTAACCCGGGGTGCTACCCCCACGGGAAAAG